ATTTAACCAACATTTTTGAGCAGGTTACTGCTAATTTTGCGGCGTTGAAGATAACAGATGATGCAATGAGTGTCGATGAACACCCATTACCAATTTTGCGACAGAGACGTATTGTCAAACGAAGAAAAGTTAATCCTCCTTCAGAACTCCAGTATTCTAGAGTTTTATGGGATGAGATGGATGGTACTTTTGAAAATAGACTTCGCCGTCAGGCTTATAGAAGACAGCAAGCGAGGTTTAATGAGGCAGATGCGATTAGGAGGCGTATTGCACGCAATCGTCGTAAGCGTAGTCGTGGTGCACGAGCTATGGAATTAGACGATTTGGCGGAGGAGTTTTATAAAGAAGGTTTTATTCGACGAGAGGGTCTAACAATGACTGATGTGGCATTGTTGGCAGCGGATATATCCTCTTCTATGATTATTGTTAGAGTTTTGATGGAGAGTTTTTATAAAGCTCTTGATAAAGGTGACTATGTAGAAGCTACTAAGATGTTGTTTAGTGGTTTCTGGCATTTAGCTCGAGGTCAAGCTATGGGTCAAGCCAATTTTACTACGTTTCTAGAACTTATTATGAGTTCTGGAGCTTGGTTAATGGCTCGTTTTACGCAATATATAGATCCAACGTTTGATGCTCAACAGTGTATGGTTGAGATGCTTTCGATGAATCCATTAAGACCAGAGGTTGTTTCCCCTGAACACCATAAGTTGAATATGTTGTTTTTAACTTCTTTGAAGAGTGAGACTATCCCTGAGCCATCTATGCGTGAGTTTTTGAGTCAACATAAGATGAATGGTTTGGGATATGCTATTGCTCCTCCTATAATAAAGATGACAACTGCTAATTCTAGGATGTTTTCTGACGAAGATAGATTCGCACCCCTTAGTGAATCTATTTTAGCGGACATTGAGGAACATGAGCGTTGGTTGAGTGTGGTTCAAAATAATATGAAGGATGTTGTTTTAGTTGACTTTGAGACCCCGACGGCAGCTATTGGCGTTCCTACCCAAATATTAACCGGTCTTACTGCTCGTGGTGCTGGTGCTGTTAATATGGGTTTTATACCTGCACATGTTGAACCATTGCCTCCACGTGAGCGCGATCCTCGAGAGATAGCAATTTTAGAAGAAGAAGAGGAAGAGCGTCATGCCGCAATTAATTCTATACGTAGAGAAGGTAAGAGTATAATTTATCATTTCTTGCGTTTATTTCTTTCCGAGGAGCAAGCCGAATTACTATCCACTTCAAAACATTTGGCTATCGTTTCTAAACTGTTGTTATTCATTCCTGCCACTTTAGTGACAATGGTATCTGGTGTTAGTTTTGAAATGGATAAGTTCCTTGCTTGGATGGGAACAGTTCAGTATAATATTACTTCACCAGAGGGAATGATTGAAACTATAATGTTTGCTTTTAAGAAACTGGTGCCCGCCATCCAACATGGCAATATCTGGGAGTTATTTTCAGATAAAAGTAATGTTGAAATCACTTGGCACCAGAAAGCGATTACTTTCTTAAAACGCTATCAGGATAATGGTTGTATTACACAAACTTTGTTACAAGATGCACCGGCGGATTACTTGCAGGAAGAGTATGTTAAAGTGCGTTTATTAGAATGTGAGGAGTTAGTCGATCATGGTAAACGTATTTTAAATATGGTTTACGATACTAGAGTTAAGTTGACCTATTCTAGTATTATTGTGTCTCTGCAGTTATCTAAGGATGCACTTCGGACTTGGGTTAGAAATCGAACGATGCGAGTGGAGCCCGTTGCTATCCAAATTTGGGGTACCCCGGGTGTTGGTAAAACTGCACTCTGTCATCGTATTCGCCATGCACTTAAGGAAGTCTTAGGACTTAGTAAGGGTGTTTGGTATAAGTCCCAATATGACAAATATTGTTCTGGTTATGGTATGCAAGATGAGATTATTATTGATGATTTAGGTCAGAATGTGGAGCCTGCCCCAGAGATGTCAGAATTAATTAATCGTTTGATGGGAATGATGCCTTACTTTCCACCCATGGCTGAATTAGAGAATAAGGGAAATGTATCAATGGCTCCGAAATTAGTTATAGCTACATCTAACTTTGTCAATATGAATTCGGGTCAATATATGGCTTCTGAAGCAGCTATGTTGAGACGATTCCCGATTTTAATTCAGATGAGAATGGTGGATCAAGTACCTCAGTATCTATTATCCCGGCGTAGATTGGATGGTAATGGAGCACTTGTGACTGATGATATTTTACCTTGGACTCCAAATATTAATCTCTTCTTAGCTGAATTGATACGTTTGGTAACCCAGGAGAGAAATAGACATATTGATGATTATAGGCGTCTAAAAGCATATGAAACTGATAACATTGATTTTACTAACGCTGTAGCTGCTATTCCAGTTAATCAACCAGGTCTAACACAGCCTCGTTATATTTTAGCAATGAAGTTTATCCCTTTTAAGCTTAATATTTTTCTCACTGCTGTGTCAGAGGAGATTTTCAAACGTTTTTTGGCTTATATTTTCTTTATTCCAGGAGATTTTGGAGCTTCAGCGGTTATGCCAAGTCTTATTGCCGCCTATTGTGATGGGGGTGCTGTTAATAATTTGGGTAATATATTTTATCATAATTTTGCTTTGCATTATATGTTGTCAACTTTACCTTTTTTATGGGCAGTATTAATACATTCAGTATGGAATTATTATATGGGTGCTGAAGATGGTATATTTTCGAAATATTTGGATGGATGTTTGGAATATTTCGTTAACCTTAGTGCGGAGAGTACTATTGTGACTAGAATTCCCTCCCACTATGTAGATTATGTGCCAAGTTCTATTTTGAAATATGTTATAAAGCGACAAATGCGCTTACCACCTGCTGAGTTAGCTAAGGAGGCGAAAACCAAAGAAGATTGGAGTTTCCAAGCTTTTGTTTTAACATTACCAGCTATTATTGGTGCATTTTTAGCTTATAAATATTTGTTTCCTAATACTACCATTGAGAAGCAGGCAGTTTTTGATACAATACCGGAGAAGGATGAAGAGAAATTTATTGAGCTTGAAAAGAAGATACAAGCGGGACCCTCACGCGTAATAGCTCCTAACCCTACTTCTCGACCTATTAACACCTTTAAAAGCTTACCTAACTTAAATCAAGGCGCTGATAAAGAGCAGATACTTCAGACCATACTTGCGGCTATTCATGATGTTCGCATTACGAGTATAGTGGGTACGGAATCTGTTTCTCAACTTGGTCGTTGTATTATTAGTGGTGTCATGGTCATCACTTCTAAACATTTATTTGATTTTAAAGCAAAGAATGGCTTGATATCGTTTCCTGATATTAAGGATGAGGTTATTACATTTCCGTTTACTAGAGTTTATGCTCCTACTGATCAAGATTATGCATTACTATTTCTCGATACTGCGGTTTTTCCTAACCTCCATAAAACCTTAATACAAGGAGATGGGAGTAGTGCATATTTTTCATTTAATTGTAGTCCTCCTCCCGGTGCTACTTTGATGGTGGGAACTAGAAATGGTGGTATTAAGGCTAAGTTTTTAGCAGGAAAACCTACACAGGATATAAATCTTTTTTACGATTCAGAGACGAAGCCTGGTGATTCTGGTTCACCTCTTATACTTATGTGTGATAAGTATGTTACCGTGATTGGGGTCCATAGTGGGACCTTTGTTCAACGTGGTGTATCGGTTGGAGTATCCCTTTCTGAAAGTTATATTGCTAAAAGTATGGGTGAAGCTTACATGTCGACTCCTATTCTTGTTAAGAACGGAGAGGTTGTAGCCCCTGGAGGGGATTCATTGGGACTTACGTATGACTTACCACCAAAATCATTTGCACATCATTTATTAGCTGCTAGTAAGGAGGGTGAGGATTTTGGCAGATTTGGCCACCTTCAAATGGTTGGTTATCGTAAATCATTTGCGGGACATCCAAAATCATCTGTAAAGGGAACACTTTTCTTTGAAGAATTTAAGCATCTTACGCAATTGAAAGTACCTGTTCTCCGCTCTTTTACTAAAGGAGATACTTGGGTTAACTTTTATTTAGCTTCTATTGCTATAATGGCCAATCAGAGTCATATTCTTAACCTTACTTTATTGGATTTTGCAAGGGATCGTATAGTTGATTTTTATATTAAGAATTCAAAGTATGAATTCCCCAAGGGTCCATATAGATTAATAGAAGCATTTATGGGTAGTGAAGATGGGAGTATGCAACCTATGAATCTTAATACAGCTTCTGGTTTTCCTTTTAAAGGCAAGAAGAGTAAATTTGTTAATGGGATACCAGGCGTTAGGATTTTACCCACTATGGAATTAATGAGCCGTATAGATAAGATTTTAGAAGAACTGGATACTGGACAGACTCCAGTGCAATTCTTCTCCTTCTTTCCTAAGGATGAACCTATTAAGCCTACTAAGGAGGATGCAGGTTTAACGCGCTTAATATCTAAAGGACAGATGGCTTTGGGTGCGATTCAGCGTGACTATTTTGGACCTATATATAGTTGGTATAAGGATCACAGGACTATTTTTCCTGCAGCCGTTGGGATTAATGCCTCTTCCCCGGAATGGGATGAGATGACAAAACATCTTATATCTTGGGAGGGCCCCTATTCTATCTATGCTGGAGATTTTAAAGCGTTTGATAAACATATGAACTTTATGGCCACGGCTGCTGAGATCCCATATAAGTTGGCAAAACACTTTGGTTGGGATGATGTCCACCTAAAGCGTCTTAAGCAACTTGCATTGGGATTTGGTATTAGTTATATTGAGTTTGAGTCTGTGGTTTTCTTATCATTATGTGGTGGGAATTCTGGACAGATGTTTACTGCTGAAACTAATTGCCCATATGTGGAATTATTAAAGATGATGTCTTGGATAATTGCGATTGCTGAACATTTCTATAATGGAGATATATTTGCCGCAATGGATAATTATGATAAGCATGATTATCATAAACACCGTAGGAGTAAGATCTATGGTGATGATAACCTTGATTCACAGTTAAAAGTTGTTGACGAGTATTACGGTCCAGAAGTTCAGCAACGTACTATGGGTATGTTAGGTATGTTACTGACCGATGCCGACGACAAAAGTAAACCACCTCAGGTTTTAAAAATAGAGGAAGCTACATTTCTTAAGCGTAGATTTAGATATGATGAGGAAATGCAGATGTGGATGGCCCCCTTAGAGTTCTCTAGCATCATGAAGAAGATGACTTGGAGAACTGAAGGGGTTATTGATTATACCACCCATGCAAATATAGTCTATGAGGAAGCTCATAGGCATATGTTTTTACATGGTAGACAGAAGTATGATTCTTTTCATGAAGAATATAAATATTTACATGATAAATATAAACTTACTGCATCAGTGAAAACTTTTGATGAATACAAGGAAGAATTCTTTGTTAAGTTTAAGGAGAATGTTCCTTTTACTTGTGCTTACACTTCATCCGGCGAG